GACAACCTTTCCACCCTCCGCCAGCGTTGCCGTGACCTCTATATGGGCGTTCCTATCGCAACGGGCGCGCTGAAAACGTGCAGAACAAACGTTGTCGGGTCCGGCTTGCGGCTGAAAAGTCAAATCGACTATGCGGTATTGGGAATGCCGGAAGAGCAGGCGCGCGAGTTGGAAAGCACGATTGAGCGGGAATTTTCCTTGTGGGCGGATTCCCCGGCGTGCGATTTGGAGCGGCTGGACAATTTTTACGAACTGCAACAGCTTGCATTTTTGAATTGGCTGATGTCCGGCGACGTTATCGCAACCTTGCCCGTGACGAAGCGGGTAAATATGCCGTATGACCTAAGAATTTGCCTGATCGAAGCGGACAGGTTGAGCAACCCGAACGGAACGGTTGACCCGCACATTATCGGCGGCGTGGAAACCAACGACGCGGGCGAAGTCGTGGCATACCATATCAGCAAACACCACCCGTTGTCCTATTCCGAGCCGGAAACCGGGTGGGTGCGTGTGGAAGCATGGGGAGAAAAGACGGGGCGGCGAAATGTGATCCACGTTATGAACCGGGAGCGGATCGGACAGCGCCGCGGCGTTCCCTTCCTTGCCCCGGTCATTGAATCATTGAAGCAGTTGGGGCGCTACACCGAAGCGGAACTTGTCGCGGCGGTGGTTTCGGGAATGTTTACGGTTTTCATCGAAAAGGAATCCGCGTCCAGTGATAGCGGATTCGGTGAGATCATACCAGAGGAAGCACAGGTTGACGCAGGCGACGACAGCACGATTGAACTTGCCCCCGGCGCTATTGTGGACCTGAACGAAGGAGAAAAAGCCCACGATATGAACCCCGGACGACCAAACACGGCGTTTGACGGGTTCGTGGTTTCTATCTGTCGGCAGATCGGCGCGGCCCTTGAAATCCCCTACGAACTGCTGGTAAAGAACTTCAACGCGTCGTATAGTGCTTCCCGCGGGGCGCTGTTGGAAGCGTGGAAGATGTTCAAAATGTATCGGACATGGCTGGCGAATGATTTTTGCCAGCCCATCTATGAAGAATGGTTCGCGGAAGCCGTAGCGAAAGGGAGAATTCCCGCGCCCGGCTTTTTTTCTGACCCGATGCGGCGAAAGGCGTTCACGGGCGCAGAGTGGAACGGCCCGGCGCAGGGGCTTTTGAACCCCGTACAAGAGGTCGAAGCGGCGGAAAAGCGGGTACAGAACGGATTTTCCACCCGCGACCGCGAAGCTATGGAAATGAACGGGTCCGACTTCTACCGCAACGCGGCGCAGTTGAAGCGGGAAGAAAAATTGATGCGGGAGGTAACGCAAGATGGAACAAAAGAAAACCCCGGCGAAGAATAAGCATTTTTGGAGTTTCAAGGCCGCGGCGGAGAACAACCCGCCCGAACTGATCCTTTACGGCGATATTGCTTCCGAAACGTGGTGGGGCGACGAAGTAACGCCCCGGCAGTTTACAAAGGAACTGGACGCGCTGGGAAGCGTGCCGGAAATCGTCGTTCGGATCAACAGCGGCGGCGGCGACGTTTTCGCCGCAAACGCTATTTACACCCGGTTGAAGGACAACGCGGCAAAGATCACCGTCAAGATCGACGGCTGGGCCGCTTCCGCGGCAACTATCGTCGCAATGGCGGGCGACGTGATCGAGATTCCGAGAAACGGCGTGTTCATGGTGCATGACCCGAAAATGGGCGCGTTGGGTTACTACGGGGAAGCCGATTTCGTGAAGATGGCGGAAGAACTGAAAGTGATTAAACAATCCATTGTGAACGGCTATGCCCTGAAAACCGGGAAGGACGCGGAAGAAATCGCCGCAACGATGGCGGCGGAAACGTGGATGGACGGAAAAGAAGCCGTTGAATCCGGCTATTGTGACAAGCTGATGTTCGAGGACGTGCAAACAACGGTTGAAAATGTGGAAAAAGTTGTTGTGAACAGCGTTTCAATCGACCTTGAACAATTCCCCAATATGCCCGTTTCGTTGTTAAACCGCCTGACGGCCCACACGCCCGGCGGTTTTTCAAATAATAACCAAAATCAAAACGACAAAAAGGAGCGAAACAAAATGGACGGAACTAAGGACATCACCACCGTTGACGGCCTGAAAGCCGCGTTCCCTGATCTTACCCGGCAGATTGCGGAGGAAGCAACCGCCGCGGAGCGCAAGCGGATTCAGGACATCGAGGACGTGGCGCTGGCGGGGTTTGAAAATATCGTTTCCGACGCGAAATTCAAGAACCCCGTTGCCGCGGGCGACGTGGCAAAACTGATCGTCGCCGAACAGAAGAAGCAGGGCGGCAAGTACATTCAGGACCGGGACGACGACGCAACGAAGAGCGGCGCGGGCGCTGTTGGCGCAGGCGGCGGCATGGAGGGCGCGGCGGGCGCAGGCGGCAACGAGGTTGACGCGGCGATTGATAAGCTGTTCCCACAGACGAAGTAAGGAGGTAAAGCACTATGTTTGAAATCCAGAAGGATCAAACCACCCCCGTGAATTTCTTTGCGGGTGAATTTCCCATTGTGACGGAGGTTGGGGACGTGGCGGAGGGCAAGACCGTTCGGAAGTATGCCCCCGTTTCCCTGACCGACAACGGCGTGGAGGAAGCCGCGGAAGCGACCATTGACAACCTTTGCGGCATTGCCGCGGCGGATTCCACCGACGGCGGCGTGGTCTACTACATGACGGGCGAATTTTTCGCCGACGCGCTGGTTTTGCCGGACGGCGTGACCGCCGAAGCCCTGAAACCCGCTTTCCGCAAGTTGGGTATCTTTTTGAAGTAACAGGAGGAGGAAAACAACTATGTCTATTCAGACCGATATTTACACCCCGCGCACGCTGGGCAAGCTGATTACCAGAATGCCCCCGGTCCACACGTTTTTCCGCGACACGTTCTTTCGGAACCGCAGAACGTTTGTGACGAAGAGCGTTGAAGTCGATTTCAAGAAGGGCGGGCGCGCCCTTGCCCCGTTCGTCCACCCGAAGGTGGGCGGCAAGACCGTTCCCAACAGCGGTTATCAGACGAAGAGTTACACCCCCGTTCTGGTGGCCCCCAACAAGATCACCACCGTTGACGACCTGATGGAGCGGGCCGCGGGAGAAAACCCGTACAGCGGCAGAACCCCGGCAGAACGGGCGGTTGAGAAGCTGGCGGAGGACTTCCGGGAACTGAACGAAATGATCGTTCGCCGGGAAGAGTGGATGGCGGCAACGGCGATCTTCACCGGGCAGATTCCCATTGTCGGCGAAGGGCTGAACGAGGTGATCGACTTTGAGTTTTCCAACACGGAAACCATCGTCACCGACACCATGAAATGGAGCGCCGAAACCTCCGACCCGCTGGCCGACTTGGAGCGGTGGCGCGAGAGCGTGCAGAAGAGCGGTTTTGTGAACTGCAATATCTGCATCATGGCAAAGGATGTCGTCGCCGCGTTCATCAACCACAAGAAGGTCAAGGACGTGCTGGACATCAAAGCCTATGATCTCGCGGTCATCAAGCCCCGCGAACTGCCTAACGGCATTACCTATGTCGGCACGATCCACAAGCTGGGGCTGGACATCTACCAGTACAACGAGTGGTATTTGGACGACTGGACGAACCCCGCGGCCCCGGAGGAAAAGACCCTTGTTCCCGACGGAACGCTGGCCTTGCTGTCCACCGCCGCCGACTTCTCCATCTACTACGGCGCGATCACCATGATTCCCGAAGAGGGCAAGCAGTTTGTCACCGTTGAGGGCGACAAGGTGCCGCAGACGTGGGTGGAGCGCCGCCCCGACCGCCGTTTCATTCAGATCAACAGCAAGCCGCTGACCGTTCCCCATGAGGTCAACAGCTGGTTTGTGGCCCACGTGCTGTAATGAAACCGAACTTCAAGGCGCAGATCGAGCGGGATTTGGGGCGCGTGTTTCACAACACAGACGAACACGCCGACGAACTGGAATTCTGGATCGACGGGACCCGGTACAAAGGCCCTGTCATTCTGGATGACGGCGGCGCGCAGGACAGAACCAAACCTTCCACGGATCACGTCGAAGGTTTGGTTCTTGTCGATTTGGTCATGTACGCCCCCCTTTCCCTGCTTAAAAAGGTCCCTAAAAAGGGGCTGAACGTGGAGATCGGCGACGACATTTACACCATCACAAAGGTTCACCCGGAAGCGGGCGAAGTTGTGCTTTACATGGAGATGTTGACCGAATGATTGAGGTAACGACGGAGCAAAAGAACAAAATCGAAATGATTTTATCGAACGTGCCGGAAGGAGCGGAAAAAGCCCTAAAAAGCGCAATTAGCAGAGCGACCGCAACCGTTCGCACGAAGTCAGCAAAAGGAATTTCGAGTGTTTACGCAATTTCGCAAAAGGACATTCGCGCGGAATCAAACATCAAGACAAGGACGGAGATCACGGACGGCGGGATTGTGGGAACCGTAGAATTCGCTGGCTACAAAATACCTCTATACCGTTTTGACGTTTCCCCCAAACAGCGCATACAAGGAAAACGCGTCAGCGCAAGGCTATTAAGATCGAATTCTAAAACCCCGTTTTCGGAAGCGTTCATAGCGAACGTGAGGGCGGGTGTGTCCGCGAACCATACAAGTGTGTTTGAACGAGAGCGAACGACGCGACTTCCTATTGAAGAAAAGCAGGGGTTGTCCGTCCCGCAAATGGCAAGAAACTCTGTCGTGATGGAAGAAATCGAAAAGGCGGCAAATGAAACCGTCGAAAAAAGGCTGGAACACGAAATAAGCCGTATCTTAAACGGTTACGGCGGATGATAAATCATCGGATTCTGTATTTCGGCGGGTGCTTAAACGAACGGCACGGGCCTGTTCGATTTCAGAAACGCGGCGGGCCTTTTCTTCCGGGCTATAACCGCGGGACAGTTTGACACGGCGCAATTCCTCTTCTTCAAAATCAGAGATTGAAAGCAAGCGATCTTCCGCAAGAGGGGAAACGGGATAAATCCGGCTTTCACAGCCAGACAACAGCGTGTCCCGATAGAATTCTTCCGCATAGGGGAACAAATCGGTATGTAGGCACGCAAAGCAGTAAGGGCTGGATAGGCGATCACGAAGAGCAACGCCGTCGTGATCGAGCCAATGCAACAAAAATTCTTTCGTGTTCTCTGCTGGAAAACGCTTCAACTTCTCTTTGAGCCGTTCCACCTCTGCCATATTCCCGCTATCTTCCGCAAATCCTATGGCGTTCAACAACGCTTCCCTTTCCCCGCTTTGGGCCGCTTGTGCGTTCGCAAAATCAGGAGATTTCTTTGCTTCTGGAAGCAGATAGGAACGATACGCACAGCGACTTGTAAATTCGGGGCCGAGGGGGTGAAACTCAAACAGGCCGACAGCGGACAATTCCGCAATATGGACGTTGCGGGCAATGGTTCGTCTGACCCCTCTATTGTATTCGCAAAACACGATCAAAAGAGCGTCAAATACCTTGCGTGCCGCAGACGAAAGAGCGTCCACGCGCTGGAGAATTTCGGCATATTGAGCAGACGAAAACCCGGCCCCGTTCTTCCCGTAAAAAATACGGCCTGATTCCAGATTTTTGCGGTACGCACAGTGAGTTGCGTACTCTGAATCCGAAATAAGACAGCGGCGGGCATCGGAGCAGGCACGGAAGCGGGAGCAACAACCGAATTCGTCCGGGTCATTCAAGGCGCATTTGCCCGTAGGTGCAGAAACGGGCGCAAACAAATTTATTTGATTATCCATTGTGTATCCTCCGTTTCATATTTTGTGAGCGGGAAATTCTTATCTTTACCACACTAAGTAAAATACAAAAAATGCGAAAAGTCAAGGACACAAGCGGAAAAGGAGTGATCTATGGTGTGACTTCAAAGGAATTATTGGACGCGCTGAAAGACTTTATCGAGCGCGAGACAAAGGACCTTTTGTTGCCTGTCCGGGTGGACAGAAAGAGCGGAGAGCAAAAGGAGCGGCCCGCAGAGGTTCACGAAATGCGGTTGCCGAACAAGGAAGCGGAAACCGCCCGCATTCCCTACGTTCTTTTGCAATTCCTGAAAAGCACGTTCGAGCAAAAGGAGGGCGAAGAACCGACACACGTTGCAATGGTGCGGATCGTCGCCGCCACGTATTCGGAGGACGGCGAGGAAGGGGCGCTTTGCCTGTTGAACCTGTTGACCCGGATTCAAATTGCCCTGCTGAAAGACGGGGTGATCGGCGAACGGTTCTTGCTGAAATCGCCCGTCGAAATGATCGTGTACCCGGACAATACGCCGCCCTACTACTTGGGCGAAATGATGACACAATGGGAACTTCCCGTAATTGAAAGTGAGGTTCAAAAAGTATGGCAATAACATTCAGAAAAAACGCTTCCCGCGAAACGCTGTACGCGCTGGCCGTTGAAAACGGAATCGAGATTGCGGAGGACGCGGACCGCGCGGCGATCATTGAAGCGTTGGAAGCCTACGACGCACAGACCAACGAGGAAACGCCCGCGGAGGGCGCAGAGAACGCCGCAGAGGGCAACGACGACGGCGGCGGGGACAACGACCCCGGCAACGAGGAAAAGCCCACAGAGGGCGCGGAGAACGCCGCAGAGGGCAACGACGGCGGCGGGGACAACGACCCCGGCGACGCAGAGAAACCCGCAGAGGGCGCGCAGGACGGCGCAGGAACGGCGGGAGCGGGAACCACGGACACCACCCAGCCGAAAACGCCCGCAGAGGGCGCGGAGGATGACGCGGAGGGGTACGACCGATTTGTTTATGTCGGCCCGACAATCCCCGGCGGCCTGCTGAAAGAAAACGCCGTGTTCCGGGGGACCTTCCCGGACATCAAGGCATATTTGAAGGACGTGCTGGCGCGCTATCCGCAGGCGGCACGGCTGATCGTGCCGACAACACGGCTGGCGGAGTACGCCGCGAAGGTAAAGACCCCCGGCAACCTCGCGCACAAATACTATCAAGACATCGTTTCGACGGTGAAAAAGCACAAGGAGGTATAAGCGATGGCGAACTATTATCACGGCGTTTCGACGCGACAGGTTGACACGTCGATTTCGACCCCTGTTACCGCCGATTCCGGCATTCCCTTTGTTGTCGGAGCGGCCCCGGTCCATACCGTGGACGGCGGAACGGTCAATGAGCCGATCATGTGCCAGACCTACGCGGAAGCTGTCGCCGCTTTTGGTTATAGCGACGATTTCGAGAAATACCCGCTTTGCGAAATGATCTATTCCCATTTCGTTTTGTACGGCGTTTCCCCTGTCGTCCTTGTGAACGTGCTGGACAGCACGAAGCACAAGAAGAAGGTCGAGGAAGCAAATTACCCGGTCACGGACGGCAAGGTATATCTTCCTATCGAAGCTATGAAGGACACCGTTTCCGTAAAGAAGAGCGACGGCGGGGCCTATGTTGCCGGGGCCGACTACGACACACTTTACGACGGGGAAAACCTGATCGTGGAGGTGTTGGAGGGCGGCGACATCCCGGAAAACGCGGGCGAACTGACCATTACTTACGACGCGGTGGACCCCTCCGCAATCACCAAAAAGGACATTATCGGCGGGTTCGACACCAACACGAAGAAGTATTCCGGCCTTGAACTGATTGATTCGGTTTTCCCGAAATACGGAATCGTGGTCGATCTGGTCCTTGCCCCCGGCTGGTCCCACGATTCGGAGGTTGCGGCGGTGATGTCCGCAAAGGCCGCTTCCATCAACGGCGTATTCACCAACGGAAAGGCGCTGATCGACGTTGACACCACGGACGTAAGGCATTACGCCGACGTTCCCGCATGGAAGAAGAAAAAGAACCTGAACGCGGACGCGGAGATCGTGTGCTGGCCCATGTTCAAGCTGGGCGACCGCGTGTTTCACGCTTCCGTACACGCCGCGGGCCGCATGAGTTTGACCGATTCGGACAACGACGGTTGCCCGGCGGAAAGCCCGTCTAACAAGCTGTTGCAGATCGACAGCGCCGTTCTTGCCGACGGAACCGAAATCCTGCTGGACCTTCAGCAAGCAAACTACCTGAACAGCAACGGCATTGTCACCGCCCTAAACTTCATCGGCGGTTATGTGCTTTGGGGCAACGAAACGGCCTGTTACCCCTCCGACACCGACGTGAAGAATTACTTCATCCCCGTGTCCCGTATGTTCGGCTGGGTTGGAAATTCCCTGATCCTGTCGTATTGGAGCAAGGTTGACAAGAAGATGACCCGGCGACTGATCGACAGCATCGTGGATTCCGTGAATATTTGGCTGAACAGCCTTGTTGCGGAAGAGAAGTTGCTGGGCGGGCGCGTGGAATTCTTGGACGAAGAGAATTCCACAACGGCGCTGATGGCGGGCAAGGCGGTATTCCACATCTATTTGACCCCGCCCAGCCCCATGAAGGAATGTGAATTCGTGCTGGAGTACGACACGGACTATGTTTCCGCGGCGCTGACGGCATAAGGAGGGACAGACAATGAAAGTTGACAACGGCGTAACTAACTTTGCCGTGTATGAGGACGCAACCGAATATTACGGCATGGCAGAAGTCGCCCTTCCCGAAATTTCGCAAATGACGGAAGAGATCAAGGGCGCGGGCATTTCCGGCGCATTCAACGCGGCGTTTGTAGGCATGATGGAAGCAATGACCCTGACGCTGAACTTCCGTTCGGTGACGGCGGACGCAATTAAGCTGTTGAAGCCGCAAAACCACCAGCTTGATCTCCGAGCGGCGCAACAGTACCGGGACAACGCTTCCGGCAAATACGTTCATCAAGCGGTGAAGCACGTTTTGATCGTTTCGCCCACGAAGTACAACCCCGGAAAGCTGGCCCCGGCATCGTCCGCGGACGCTTCCGGCGAATACGCGGTGACGTATTACGCAACCTACATCGACGGCGTGAAGGAGTTGGAAATTGACGTAATCAACTTTATCTTTTACGTCGATGGAACCGACTACCTCGCAGACGTTCGCAAGGCGCTGGGCAAGGCGTAAAGCCCGACGGGTAACACCGCCGGGCTTTCCTATGCCCTTTTCTGTATTTTCAAATTTTCAATGATAACGGAGGAATCAAATTATGAGCGAGAACAGCAAAAACACCCCCGTAGCGGGCGCAGAACAGGCCGCAGGCGCGGCGGAAGCCGTGACAAATGAAACTACCCCGGAAACCGAGAAGAAGCAGGAACAGGCCGACACGGGCGTTTATACGCACGTGTTCAAAACGCCGTTCGAGTATTCCGGCGTTACCTACGAAAAAATGACCTTCAATTTCGCCCGGCTGAAAGGTGCGGATATGATTTCCATTGAATCGGAAATGCAGGCAAGCAACGATTTCGCCCTTGCCCCGGAGGTTTCGCAGAACTTTCAAAGCAAAATCGCGGCAAAGGCCGCGGGCATCGGAAGCGACGTGATCGAAGCCCTTCCTATGAAGGACTTTAACAAGATCACGGGCGCGGCACGGCGTTTTTTGCTGGATTCGGGCTATTAAGCAATAGCCCGGCAAGGTGGTGGCGGCGGGAATCGTACCGCATGGCGCAGGCAACCTATACACCGATTTCCTTTTGGGTGGAAATGACGCATTCAGAGTTTACCGCGTGGATTCGGGAGGTGAACGCCGCCGCCGCAGAAGATAGGAAGAGGGCAAAAAACGGGT